GGAGTTCCATGTGGGTGATCTTGACGATGCCCTCACGGCCTTCGGTTGGTTGGGCCATGCCAATCTCAAACTCGCCACGTTGTCCATCCGTACCGAGCAAATGCCCCCAGTCGGCGGTGAGTTGCATCGCCATTTCCGCGCACTCACGGTCATAGACCTGCATCATGCTCAACCACGGCGCGATCTTATCCCGTCCCGCCTCAGACAACCCATCAATCGCCGTGCCAGATTCATTCGCATTGGAGGTGAGCCCATAGGATGCAGCAGGCATCATGCCGCGCATCGCGGCTTCATTGGTCACGCCCATAATCGGGCCAACCAGCGACAACCCCGGCTTGTCAGGGCCAGCGACACGGCGCTCATGGCCGGCACGCAGCAGGTTTATCGCGCCTTCGGCTTCACTCATCTGCGGGGCATCACCATACGTGTGATCGTCCTGCTCAAAGGTCTGTGGCGGGTTGTTCGTCTTTTTGAGTTCGGTGAACATGCGGCCAATAATGGCCTCTTTTTGCTCGTGTGCCTTACGCATCGCCCAGATATGCGACAACCCCTTGAAGGCAATCTCTTCCTCAATCGTCGCAGATGCACCCGTATGGGCACCCAACGCATGAAGACTGAGTATGCCGGGATCGCCATACGGTGATACCAGGTACACATACGGGACAAAGCCGAAGCGATGTTCCGCGTTCACTGCTTCGATACCGTCCACCGATACCGTGTACCAGCGCCGGTCCCAATGCTCGATCACCTCTACCTGGTCGTTCATGTTGCGGTCGCGTTCACGACCGTCCGCGTTGGTGACCTTTTTGTCCTGCAACAGGTCTTTCTTGATGCCCTTCTTGAATCCGCCATAGAGCGCGACAACCTGTCCGACTGTCTGCGAATACACGCGACGCATCGTGGCAAGGCCCTTGTCGCCGTCCCATGTGGGGAAACAGGTAGTCACATCCAACAGGTCGGCATTGATGGGGATTTCCGTGGACTCCGCGTTGAAGTCCAGGCTCAGTCGGGCGCACAGGTGCCCGGTGCCCATTGCGGTTTTGACCTCATCATATTTGAGATCAGTACCAAACGAACGGGAGTGCCTGCGCTCCCACTTGTCGCGGAAGGCGTGGGCAAACTGTTCCTTCTTCTCGGCAATCTCGGCATTACTCAACCGGGTTGCCCGCGCATCGAAGTTGATGTCGCAGGTGGCGACAAGGTTCACGGCAAGGTTGTAATCGTGGACAAGCGACGGGTCCTGGAATGTGACTTCGGCATCGGGCTCAAAGCCCTCGAAGGTGCCGACGACTTGCAGGTTGAGGATTTTGCGCTCCATGCGGATACGCTCGATCAGCATCTTGTGAAGGGACTTGTCGCGCTGGGCGGCAGAGATAATATCCTGCAACTCAGGCTTCTGGTAATCCTCGCGGTTGTACCACTTCTTGTAGCGCGGACCGTTCTGGAGTTCCGATTCCTGCTCCATCAACTTGATAAGCGCCATCATCACTTCGGGATCGGCAAGCATCCCCATAATATCCATGCCGCCACCCATTTGCAGGGGAAGCGGCGGTTGGACACCCTCGGGGGGCATAAGTGCCATAGGCGATGCCATAGCCGCTGGCTGTGGCATCATGGGCGGGGGACCTTGTTGTAGCGGAAAAACCATATGCAACTCCAGCGCTGACGCATTACCATGATTATCGCGATGATGCTAACACCGGAACTGCCAGACAAACAGAAACGCCACGGGCTTCAAGGTCCGCAGCGTTTCTGTGAGCGGCGCCGATCAGGAGTTCAACCTGAAGTCTCGTTGTCATCGAACAACGCCGCCCTGTAATAGCAGTATATCACCTTCTCGTGCGGCCACCCATTGTTCGGCGGATCGGCGGCACGGCACGTTGCATCCCGCCACCGGAGCCCTGCAACGGCTCCACATTCACCGCGAAGAACTCCATTGCGGTCCTGCGGTGGCTGTACTTGTCATGGGCAGGCTCCAGGATTTCCGAGCTATACGTGCGGCCTTCTTTGCGGGCCGGGTACTTGGATTCCTTCAATGCGGTCAGCACGGATGCTGCACCCTTGGTATCGTTGAAGTCCAGTTTGCCGAGAATCTTGTTCAGCGCCACCTTGCGCCGGAGATGGTTACGTGTGTCCTTGGTGGTGATGCCAGGCACCTCAATCGAGGTTGGGGCCTTCACATAGATCACATTGGCACCGCCGGTCAGTTTCTCGCTATCGTCCCGGAGCCCTTCATAAAAGGACTTCTTGCCGTCACCGCCACGGTGGTTGCCATACGGGTCGCCCACGTACACCACGGGCACCTGCAAGTTCCCCGTCCAGTCCATAATCCGGGCAATATCCGGGTACTGATGGTACTTGTAGCCGCCGATACCCGAGACATACACGCCCGTCAGGACACTTGCGATGAAGTGCGTATCCTCACCACCGACGCCCTCGAAGGCATCGACTATTCGGTATCGGTTGGCTTTGGGATCGTCCTGAATCCAGATGATCGCCGCAGGGTCACTTGTTCCGGGGTCGATGGTGCAATACAACGTTCCGAGGTTCGGATCGAATGGGTAATGGCCAAGTTGGACATCCTGTATTCGTGGGTATACCACCTCCCCACGGCCAGCTTCATAAGAGATTTCATACTCGCGCTCGAAGGAGTGCAAGTCGTTGATTGCCCGGGCTTTCTCATTCTCGAACCACTCCTCGGTATGGAAGGGATGCACCCACCAGTCCAGTCTCAGGTAACTGGGGGCTTTCGCATACGGGTTAGCCAGTCCCGCACGGCCCAGTTCGGCAAGTTCACGGAAGCCGGGGGATTTGAGGTCGGCAGAGGAAAGCGCAAATCTATGAGTTGTCGTCGCTGCCTGATTTGCCCACGCTGCATCGAAGTTCTCAAACCGAGCTGCCTCATCATTAACTCGCATAGTTGCGCGGCCACCAACACCTGCGAGTGACGTGGAGGTTTCCCCAAGTATGCTGCATTGTTTTGTTGGATGAGCGATTGTACGGAGTGTAGAGGAATCATTATTCAATCCTTTCGGCTTCATCCATTCGGGCAGACGCAACCCGGCAGGCACACTCAGTACCAGCCCCAGCAGCGCCTTGATCTTGAAGAACAGGGTATCCGATGAGTTGGTCTTGTCCACCTGGTCCGCGTTGCGACTGATAATCCCGGCCACAAACACATCCTGATAGAGAAATGCCCATGAGATATACGCGCAGAATATCCAGCTTGCGCCCATATCGCGGGACTTCTCGACCACGCCATCGCCGCGTCCGCCTTCAGTCTCCTCCATCGTGGCCTGAATCCAGCGGATCATGCCGACCTGAAACGGGAACAGAATCCACGGATACCATGCAGGCGGGTTGCCATCAATACTCCGGGGCTCGAAGATGGCCGTGTACATGATGATCCAATACGCCGGATCATCCTTGCAGCGGTCCATTTCGATCTTCTGTTCCTTGCGGTTGTCCTCACACTGCCGCCTACGCAGTTCCCTGTACGCCTTGACCCGTGTGCGCCACAGTTTCCACTCGTCGGCGTCCTGTGGCACAATCGCCAGTTCCGGCACCAATGCGCCAAGGGCAGGGATCGTTTGCTGTTCCACAAGGAACGGTGATTGGGGACCAGGGGAGAACCGGCCTGTCTTGGCAATGGCGCTACTCATCGGTCGCTACCGAGCACACGATCTATCACGGTAGGCAAAGTCATCTCATACATACCTCTCTCCGCTGCAATCTCGTACTCAATATCGTCAGCCAGCGTTATTGCAGACTTGCTCAGCAATGCCTCGCGCACAATGGCGATAATCCGATCAGTGACTTTTATCGGTGCTTCTATACTGGTTTGCGATACCCATACAACTTCTGCTATCTGTTCGCGTGCGTTCATGGCTGCCTCCTTACCGATCACTGCCATCTGTGCGCATATACGTACCGCGTTTGTGGTTGTAGTAGTACTTCTCTTTGCCATGCACCTGTTCCCGTCGATGGCTTGACTGCGTAACCAGGAACAAGAACGCGGGCACCGAGAACAGTCCCACGATCCAGAAGAAAATCTCACTCATCATCGTCCTCCACCGGGTGCAAATGGTCCCGGATGTCGTCAAGCGTCATGTTCCGGTCCAGGATGGCCTGCACTTCCCGAAGTTGTTGCAGGTGTTCACCCGTGAACCGCTTGTACTGATCGCCACCATAACGCCCTCCCTGCGGCAATGGCTTCGAGAGCACCCCCCGGCGCAGGTAATACCGCACCGTGCGGACAGGGACCCCCGCCAAATCCGCCAAATCCTCTGCTGAGTACACCGTGACACCTCCCATGCTACACTGATCTATAAGGAGGATACACTATGAGTGATACGTACGACAGCACAGCGGACACCATTGCCCATATCAAGCGGGTAAGCGACCTGTTGGGTGAGGTTGAAAGTGAACTGGAGTTCCGGGCATCTGTTCACGACGCGAGTAAGTTGCAATCACCAGAGAAGGAGGTTTTTGACAGGGTAACGCCACGGCTGAAAGAACTCACCTATGGCAGTGACGAGTACAAGGCACAGTTGTCCGAAATGAAAGTGGCGCTTGACCACCATTACGCTGCAAACAGCCACCATCCTGAGCATTACGATAACGGCATCCGGGGGATGTCCTTGCTTGATGTCGTGGAAATGCTTTGCGACTGGAAAGCGGCTACGGAGCGGCATGAAAACGGGGACATAGCCAAATCCATTGAGATAAACCAGGACCGCTTTGGGTACAGTGACGACCTGAAACCTATCTTCCACAACACAATCAAGGAAATGGGGTGGGGATGACCGATAAAGACGCCTACCGGAAAGAACATGTGCTCATCTTCGGGCATAATCCGGTGCCTGACCTCGGCAGGGGGCGGCAATGTGGTCACCCGATGCACGATTACATCGGGTACATGATGGATATGCCAGGTGTTGACGTGGAAATCCCCTTCGACGCCCATGAAATCATCACCGAGGACGACCCGGAAGCGACCGCGTTCCAGGAAATCTACGAAAAGGAGACCGATAAGTGGCGCGATGTCATCAAAGAGGTCGAGGAACGGGAAGCATACGAGAAGAAGAAGGGGAAGAAGCCATGAGAATCAACACCGAGTTTGGGCCACTCGAAATCACGCCAAGCGATGCCATCCCGGAAGGCCACCTAATCATGGGGTCGCATAGCGTTGATGGGACCATCACCTTCTGTTACTACAGCGCTATCACCGGGAAGTCAGCGACATATGCCAGGGCGGACATTGACGAAATCGAGCGCCACTTGATGGAAGGCACGCTCGGCCAACTGCTTACGATCCACAAACGGGATGATGTATAATCACCAGCAGGAGGGAGCTTTGCGTGGTTGCCTTCCCCTCCTACACTTTTAGCCCCTGTTCCCAGTTTCCGGGAGCAGGGGTTTCTGCTATCTACCAATGGAGAACAGCATGAGTGAGATATTTGACGGCGACCGTGACTATATTGGCCCCTATCTCCGTTTCCTTGCCGACCAAATGGGGCTCCGCGATTGGTTCCTGTACCATGGCCATTCAACGCCACAAGACGAAGGACACAGTGAAGTCGTTGGCGGCACATGTACTCCAGAAGAAGGACGTAAATCAGCCACCATCCGGCTACGTTCCGACTGGCCGTCCTGGGATGAAGAAAAGTTCCGGCATATCTGCGTCCACGAACTCCTCCACTGCCACTTTGCGCCGGTGCGCGACCCGTTATCTGAACTTGAATCCCTGATTGGGGTCATCATGTTTGCGCCAACGTGGGCAGCGACAACATCGGCAATGGAATACTGCATCGACGGCATTGCCTACGACTGGGGACGACTCCTGCCAACACCCGCTGAGTGGCTGGAACGGGAAACGACACCGTAGTGGTGCTATAATCTGTATGTGGCGTTATACCTTCCGCCACTGCAAGGATGGCTGGTCAATCTCATAGCACTTTTGCCTCTACCATCCATCCTGATTTACAGGGAGCCCTCTCATTGGCGGGGCTCCCTTTTTTGTGCCCTATACTGGTAACCAGCAGTGGTGGCGGAATAGGTAGACGCGAATCCCGTAAGGGTGTGGTGAGATACGTCAATGAAGGTCGGGTCGCACCCGGTATGTCCACACCATGCGGGGTGCAAATCCTCGCCCACTGCCCCATTCATAAACATTGTGCAGAAAATCACAATACATTGTGAAAGAAATCACAAGATAAAGATCGTGACGTAAATCACAATGTTCCTTTCCTGCGAACTCGGTGATAAACTGCAAGGACAACCGAAGACAGCAGACACGCATTGATCTGAGCCGCGCATAACGGCCAGGGAGCACACTACCACCGGGGGACTTGCGGAGCCAACAGGCTCTTGGTACGGACCGGAGAGCCGTATCGTGTTCAACACGAAACCCACTCACCCATCACGGGGAGGGGGACTATAGGGGGTGGGGTTATCCCTTCCTATGCGGAACGCAGTGTAGCAACGGCGCTAGCCGTTACCCTTGCCGCAGCAACCCTTACCCTCAGGATTCCCCCAAACTCGGGGGAGAACGAGGGGTCCGGGGGTTGTTTCCTACCGGCACTCAGGACAGGGACACGACGGGAACGAGCAAGGATGACGAGAGGCGAATCCCCAGAATTCCTGTGACTTTCCTGCATGTTTGGGTGGGTCCCATCCATACATTCACACTCACCCACGCACGAATCCACCCCGGTAGGTAAGGCAGGCCCCTCCCCACAGGCACACCACCACCACACCACACCACAGAGGAGACACCCCCTCCCCTCCCCCTGTGCAGTGGCAGGCAGACAGGTACACCACGAGCAGGGATAGGACACTGGCAAGGCTGGATCATACGGAGTGCTGGCGCGAGCTAAGGTATGAGAGGGATCAACCACCGGCATCAGCACCGTCACAGTAACCACCGCGTATCACAGCATCGCATCCCCACCTATCACATGCGCACCGTTACGTAGTCTCGGGTATCCGACCCATAGCTATTTCCTGGAGTTGCGCATCGGGGATAGAGTGAAAGCCCTCGATGTCCACCACCGAGCGCAAGGTATCGGCAGCATTGTCCCGCCGAGCCGTGGCAGGACCAAGCACCAGCTGGAGTCCCGCAATAGCCGCCGTCACCGCCACCCGGTCAGGCGACTCTATATCCCCACTGCCAGCGCCCACCAGATACAACGCCATGCTAGGCGCACCATCCAGCAAGATCGCCGCGGTATCAACAAACTTCCGGGGGTCGGCACTCACATACCCAGCCGTTGCGTATCTGTGCCAGTCATGCCGATTGACCCACTGCCGGATGGTTCCAGCCGGTATATCCAGATCCGTGTTGGCAGACAGGTACCGGGCAGCTCGTGCCGCCGATCTATTGCCGTCAGGCGATGCCCACACCTCAAACGCGATCCGCCGCGCTTCATGCTCAGGCAACGGGTAGACCTCTAACGCAACTTCCGAACTACCATCATATGCCACCGTAACACCTCATTCCCTGCTACACGATCAATACACCCATACTACCACCACTACCCCACGGTACATTATTCTGAGTGATTCGAGATAGACCTAAAAAGATTCTACAAAAGATTGACAATAAACTATAGACACCGCCTACCCTATACGATACTATTAGGTCAGAGGTAAGGGACACGACCTAAGCCCACGCAGGAAGGAACCACGAGATGACACACACCGCAACAGACAAGCGCAACGCACTCCGCGCCACCACCAAAGCAGAACAGAAGATAGCCGCACGTATAGCAGCGCTGCCACAGGACAGCGACGAAACACAGGACCTGCTCGATACAGTCACGAACATATGGATCATAGACCTGGTCGACATACTTCGAGCAGAGAAGGAAGCAACCCAATGACCTACCACTACCAACCCAGCACACAGGCCCAACAGCAGGCAGCACAGGACACCCAAGACCGCGCCATAGACACAGCCGTAAATGCACAGTTCGAGAAGGGACATACCACGATGACACAGGCAACCACCAGCACCAAGCCCCGGCTGATTATCGAAGGCTACCGCGCCACCCTTATCGCCCTATACAAGCGCACAGGCGGCCATTTCTTCGATGCTGACAGCATGCGTTTCTTCAATAGCCGCATATCCGAACGCGTGTACCAAGTCGGAGGACACAACGAGAAGAACCCCGCGCAATACGTGTTTGTCACATCGGAGCGCAACGACGGAGCATGGGGGGAAGCCAGCAACCCACGCCTATACACCGTGCGCCACTGGGACGGCACCAGCACCAACATTGACAGCGTGCCAGACTTCCAGGCGTTCGAGACGCGAGAAGCAGCACACAAGGCAGCAAAGCAATACGCACAGGAACTAGCACGCAAGTAACACCACACAGCGCGGGACCACGAGCACAGCAGGAGCAACACCTACCCCGCGCACCGACCTTGACCACCTGGCCAAGGGAAGCAACCACACAGGAGACACACACATGAACACACTACACAGTATCAACCACGAACAAGGGCTATACGTTATCAATGCCGGCGGAGGGTATTGCTGCCTAGGATTCACCAACGCGCAACGCAAAGCCGAAGCGGTCGCCGCGTGGTTAGGGATAGACCCACCAGACCCAGCCCAACAAGGAACGCCGGAAGGCTACGCTGCATATCTGGAAGTAATGAGCCAAGGCAGCAAACACGAAGCAGCAACCCGCGACCGCTGCCCCGCAGATCTACATGCACAACTTATCGGGCTCGAAGGCTGGAGAGTAGAAGTAACAGACCAAGACGACAACACATACCGTTTCATTGTTGGCAGGTCTACGGGCTGGATGCCCTGCCACCTGCAAATAGCACGACGCAACAGTAGCGGAGGCCCAGCAGTAGACAGCCGCCCATTCAAGAAGGTGACACGCCTATACA